ATTTTGTTTGCCCTGTACTTTGCAATTTCATTAAAAAATTTAAACAATATTCTATAAAAAGATTGTCTTCTATGTCTTGATAGCCTTCTTCATCTTTCATAAAAGGGGTGCTGTTTAAAAGTTCCCCTACTTCATCACTTCCATCATTAACAATGACATTATAAGAACAAATATCAGCACTCATATAATCTGCTGTATATTTAATTAGTTTCCCGTTTTCATCTTCAACCCTTCTATTATACTTTCTTTTTTGTTGTACTACTTTATTGATATACATTTGAATAAAAAAATAAATATTCTTATAAGCATATGTAGAAAACTGAATACCCTTACCATCATCAAAGTTATCTATCGAATGCAATAGTGCTATACAGCCCTCGTTAAAAACATCATCTTTATACTGTGAAGCCTTAGTCCAGCTATAATTTGAATTTATCACCCTATGAACCAGGCCTATATTGTTATTAAAAGCTTGTTCCCTCTTAGATGTCCCCATTTTTTATTCCCCTTATGATAAAATTTTACTTTCTAATGCTTTTATATACATTTTAAAATTTTCTAATTGTGAAGCTAATTTAAATTCATTTTTTCTATGTATATCTAATTGATTTTTTAAAGAATTATTTCTGTCTTTTAAATCTTTAATTATATCTTTTAAAATTTTATTTTCTTTTTTTAATTTTAAAATTTCAACTAAAATTTCATTTATAGTATTCATTTAAACCCCCTCCAAATTTACTGACCTAGAACTGACATAAGCCATAAAATCAATATAATAAAATCCCTATATATATTGGAATTACTACACTTTTTAAAATTTTGGCATAAAAGTCTGTATTTTATGTATAGCTATTTGAAGCCATTTTAAGAAAATATTTTTATTAAACGATAAATCATAAGCATTAACATTTATAAACTCTTTAAAATCGATTTAAATAAGTGGCAAATATTAACATTTATTATTTTCCTTTAGCTTCTATAAATTCCATGAAATATGGCAAACTTTCACACCATTTACAGAATACTTCCTGCCATTCTTCTTTAAGTCTATGGTGCTTTCTTTGAAGATAAATATTCATAAGTTCAGCATAATTTGTATTAACTGTTCTTTTTTGTTTAAATGAAGCTGGTAAAAGTCTTTTACCTCTGACAAGATAATTTACATCTTTAGTTTGTAAATACTTTTCTCTTAAAGAGTTCAACTCGCTTATTATAAAAGTTAAGACTGGTTTTTCTTCTTCACTAAATACAAAATCAGATAATTCTATTCCCTTTTTAGCATTAAAAAGTTTGTGCATAGTAGAACAACTGTTTTTAGTATTAAACTTATATGTATCGAACTCCGACCACCAATACAGGGGCATATCAAAGTCAGCCCATACTTGTATTTGTCTTAAAAATTTACAATGCTCTGTACCTGCCTTTATAAGCCTTTTAGCCAGGTTCATATCATTAGGACCTATAACATCTTTTTCTGTATCTTGCAAGTGCCATGAATTTAATGGGTTTCTCATACCTCTCAAAGAAGCTTCAAACCCATAAACTTCAGTATTAGTTATTTGCATAACTACTCCCCCTTTTTAGAAAGTCTTTGAATTTCTCTATCTAAATACCATCTAGCTTTTTTTAATTCCTGTACTATATCATCTTTATGTCCTGCCCTAAATAAATACTTAAAAGCATTCCCAAGATTAAAATTCATTTCTAAAGCCTCTATTATGTCGATAGCTTCATATTTACCTCTATTGTAGTGAGCAGGATGATCTACCATTTCTTTACTCATATGCTTCTCCCTTTTCTTTAGCTTTTGTCATAAGTTTAGCTAGATTTACTGCAACCCTATTTAATTCTTGATTATCAGAATCTAGCTTCATAGAATTATACTTCATAAGCTCATTCCTATTAACCAAAGCTAAATTTTCTATATTATAATTGTCAGTATTTCCATCTAAAAAAATTACAGAATGACCTGGAGGTATTTCTCCATGATGTTTTCTCCAAACATATCTTTGAATAAATTCCCACTCATTATCGCCTGTTTTAATCCTAGTATAGCCACATTCCCACTTGCTAACAGTTCCGATTGGTTTTTCCTGTTGACATCTGTTTCCACCACTTTCAGCACTAAATCTTTTATCAATGTTATTTCTTATACCACGGCTATTCATACAATCCCTAACCTGGAGAATAGTAAGGTTTAAATTAAATTTATCATTTAATTTTTTTACAATTTCTTTTCTTGGTGTTCCTTCTGCAATTTTTTTTAAATACTCAACTTGTTCATCAGTCCAAATATGTCTTGTGTTAACTTTAATATTATTGTTGCTCATACAATTATTAAGTTGCCTTAAACTAAGATTTAAATTAAATTTTTCATTAATCTTCTCAAGTGTAACTCTTTTAGGTTTTCCGTTTGCAATTCTTTTTAAATATTTAATCTGTTCATTAGTCCAAATGTGTCTAGTCATGATTAACCCTCTAACATTTTAGGCATTTTTGAATCAATATCAATAGCATTATTTTTTAGCTTTTGAGCTTGCAGAACTACATTTGCATTATCAATAATATGTTTAGCAATTTCACCAATAGCTTTAGTTCTTATTATTTCTTCTCTTAATTCTTCACCCTTTAAATCATCTTCTGATAACTTTTCTAGTTGTGCAAACAGATGTAGGTTTAAATCGCCTAAAGTGTTCCTCATTTTTTTTATTCCCCTTTACTAACTAATATCCTTCTAAATGCCTTATATACATAATTAAGCTATTTCCAATGCTTATTAAATTCCTTCCAACATCTTCAACTTCATATGAATAATAAGTATCTTCATCAGCCTTTTTTAATTTTTCTAAAGACTTTTCTAATCTAGTTAAGATTTCTTTATATTTGTCATATGTGTAATTACTCATATCCCCCACCTATTTACTTAATTAAAAAGGTATATCGTCATTTGATATTTCTTTAAAATTATTTAATTCTCTTTGTTCATTACTTGCCGAACTTAAAAATTCTAATTTATCAACTTTTACTTTAGTATACGAACGTTTTTCTCCGTCTTTTTCATATTGTTCGATATTTAATTCACCTTCTATTAATATCGCTTTTCCTTTAGTAACGTATTGGCATAGATTTTCAACGTATTTCCCTATTGCTTCACAATTTATAAAATCAACTTTTTTATTATTTTTATCTTTTTGATAGTTTCTTGGTACTGCTAAAGAAAAAGCCATCTTTGGAGTTCCTACACCTGGTAAATAGCTTAATTCAGCATTTTTAGTTGTTCTACCTGTTAAAATTATCTTGTTCATTCCCTAACACCCCTTTAATTTATTTCTTTTCATAAGATTTTCTAATTTTTTCATTTACTATAAAAGCTATACTTCTTTTTCTTCTTTTAGCTTCATTTTTAACTTTATTTAAAAGTTTTTCATCAAGCCACATTGAAGTCCTAACTTTTTTATCATTATTAACGGTACTCATTTCAATACCTACGCTTTCTTTTGTATTACCTTGTATTACTTTGTATGATAATAGTATTATACCATAAAATTTATTATTATATGTAAAAATATATACAAAATATACAATTTTCGTTATACAAATTTAGACATTTTATACAAAATAAAAACTAGGTTTCCCTAGCCTTAAAATTATTTCATATTATTATATATATCTTTTAAATAACTTAAATCATCTTCCAGTTCTCTAAGTTCTTTATCATAATCATCTGTATTAGAATTAAACCACCAAGCATTCCCACTTTTTAGTTCTCTTATAAGTTCTTCATCTCTACTTATACTTCTTTCTAAACTATCTTTATCAACTTTATTTCCAAACCAACCCATAACACAACCTCCTAAGTTTATTTATTATACTATATTTTATGCAACTTATGTAAAAATGATACCAACAAATATAAAAAAAGAAGCTAGTTAGTAGCTTCAATTTCATTATATAAAGCATTTAATTTATTTATTATCTCTTTAAATGCTCTGTATTCTTTTTTATCTTCTACGCTTTCAAAATAATCATTATCTTGTGTTTTAAACCAATTATCAGCTTTTACAAACCTATCATATAGCTTATAATATTCTTTCTTTTTATTCTCTAATTCCTTACTAATCATAGTAAACTCCTTATTTAGAATGTATTTTTTTTAATCTTTCCTCTTTTATCTCAATTATTTCTTTAATCATCTTTAAAGACTGCCTACAACTTAATAACTCATATTTTTCTTCATAATTTTCTAGTTGTTTCATTTTCTCCTCTATATATCTTTTTTCTTTGTAAAAATATTCTAACTCATATTTTATTAATTCTTCATATGTCATTTTTTTTAACCTCCTAGAATGGCAAATCTGAATCATCTATATTTATTTGTTGGAATCTATCATCCAGGTAATTTACATTTAATTCTTCCATCATGCTACTGCTATAAAATCTATGTCTTACATCATCATATTTTAATTCAATAGATACATTTTTGCCTGTGTGCCTGTTTTTTAGAATTGATAATTTTGTTATATCATCAGTACCATCTTCATTAAATTTACGTTCAATGCTTGTAACATAATCAGCTAAATTTGTAATATTAGCACTACCAGCAACATCATCTTTATTAACATCAACATTCTGTGATTTTCTAGGATGTGCAACCAGGTGAACCATGCAATTATATTTTTTAGCAAAGTTTTTTAATTTCTTAACAATTGAGGTTTGCATTTTATATTCGTCAACTAAATCTTCCTCAATAACCATTAAGTTATCTATACAAAATACTTTTACTCCAAATCTTTTAGCAAGTATTTCCATTTTCTTCAAAATAATATTTATATTATAATCTTCATCACCATATAAAAATATTTTATCTTTAATTCTTTCAGTTATAAAGCTCCTACTACTATTGTCTACTCTTTTATATATAAGACCACTTTTACTTTCAATAGTTTTAAAATCTTGTTCATTTGCTAGGGTCGATATAAGCCAATCTTTTACATTGGAGGCTACTAATTCACCACTAAATATAAAACATTTATAATTTTGTCTTAGGGCTTCCCCAATATACATTTGATTTAAAATCGTTGACTTTCCAGCTCCATTCCTCCCCGTGAATATGTTTAATGAACCAAATACCATACCTATTATTTTTTCATCAATAGCATTAAACCCTGTTTTTAGCTTTTCAGCTTCATATATATTAAAATCTTCTATGTTGTCTAATGTATATACTCCGTCTATTGCAGGTGCTTGTGCCTTTTCTATAGCTTCTAATACAGTTTCTTTACCTTCTTTATATAATAGTTCATTTATATCATTATATTTGTTGCAATTTACTATTTTTACAGAATTATTGTTCAACCTATTATATACTTCTCTACTTCCTTTTCTTCCTGCATCGTCATTATCAAACCAAATTATTATTTCTTCAAACTGTTCAAGAAAAGTCCAGTTTGTAGTTAACCATTCATTTGTTGAATTAACTCCACTTGGAATACTTACTGCATTTTTAAACCCACTTTCAATAGCACTTAAACAATCAAATTCACCCTCAGTAATTAGAAGTGGTTCACCTGGATTAACTTGATCCATATTAAATAAAGTGTTTATATTTGTATCTTTCTCGAACCACATTTTTACTCCATTACCCTGTTTAGTTCTTCTATATTTATTACTAACATGTTCTCCTAACTCATTTCTATACTCAAATACTACACAGTTTTCTTTTTCTTTTACTCCTACATAGTCTAAAGTCTTTTGCGATATTCCTCTTTTGTTGCAATAAGACAATACTTTATCTGTATATAAATTATGACTTGTAGGGGGCTTCTTGGCTTTCCTATCTGTCTTATCAATATTTATATCAATATTCATATTAAAGTCACTTACAATTGATTTTACAGCTTCTACAAATGATTTATTATAATATTCTTGATAGTGATTAAATATGTCATATGAAGCACCACATGAAAAACATTTATATTTTTTGGCTTTAGGATTAAAACTCATACTTGGATTACTTTCACCATGAAGAAAGCATAAGCATTTATTATTCTTAAATTTTAATCCTAAATCTAAAGCTATTTTATTTTTTACCTGTTCACTATCTATATATAATTTAATTTCTTCTACAGCTTTTTTAATATCCATTTATTCAAGTCCCCTTTTAAATAAATTTGTTTACTTCTATTTTTTGTGTATAGTTATTTCCTGTATTGCATATACTACCATTAGTTTTAATATTTTTTTCAGCTCCTATTTTAACAGGGGCTTTTTTGTTTGCCTCATTTAAATAATTTTCAAATTTAGTTCCAAATAACGTTGCAGGTCTTAAATATTTTTCAAAATCTGTTCCTACCCAACTTTCAACCTTTACATCAATAACTTTTTTAAAATCTTCTACTGTGAACCCTTCTTTTAATCTTGCACTTATAAAACTTTGAGTGTTTTTAGTAGAAGGTCTATAGTTTGTATTAGCCTTTTCATTTAAATATTTAATAACTTCACTATATATATTATTATCTTTTTCTTTATTCTTTGTATTAGAGTTACCTATAACATACGCATTAGTTACTTCTTTGCCCTCTAAAACATTGGAATTACTATCTTTTGAGTTACCTATAACATACGCATTAGTTACCATCATTTCGTTAGTTTTAATTATTTGATAAATACTAAAATTCCCCTTAGAGCCTTTTTTAATTAATTTTAAAAAACCAGCTTCAATCATTTTTTTAAGTTCTGTATTAACTATCCTGTCAGTTAACTCGATTATTTTAACCCCTGTTACTATTTGTGAAGTTGTAACTTTAACCTCCATGTTATCAAAATCACATTTTTTGTATAAATAAAAATATATTAATAACTGCCTTTCGGTCAATTTAAGTGGTGCATTCATATACCACATTTTTATGTCCCCCTTTTCCCCTTAGTTGTAAAAATATTCTAAATCTCTATCTAAAAAATTAGCTATTTTGTAAACTTCATCTGCATTAAATTTTGTTTTCCCATTTAATTTATCACTAAGTGTAGAAGCTGGAATACCTAGATAACTAGCTAAATCAGTTTGCTTATATCTTTGTTTTTTTAATTCTTCTTTAACTTTAAAATTATTAAACATTTTTTCTCCTTTCTATTTATTTTTCTTTTTATTATTATATACAGAATATCGAATTTTATTACGATTTATCGTATAACAAATTAAGACAAAATTAGACTAGAAATAATCTAGTCTAAGCAATTTCATTAACTATATATTTATCTTTCATAATACTTACATTTTTTAAATATTCCCTAGCATGATAATACAAAATATCATGTATAAGCCTTGCAGAATCCTTTTTATTACAGTATTCAATACTTATATTATATCTAGCTTGTAATGTCCTTAGAATTGAATTAAAAGCTTTTGGCGAGACTTTCGAAGCCTTATCGAATCTAAAATATTTACTAGATAAAATTTTGCTGTGCATATCTTCAACTTCTACTAATAATATTACTTTTATTCCCTGTTCTTTTGAACGAGATAATTCTCTTTCAAATCTTGTAAGTCCTTCAGAATCTTTTTTATCAAATAAGTTACAACATAACTCATTTAAATCTTTCTTACGTTCTATGACGATTTTATCTTGGAAATTAATTACACATTGATTTGGCAATTGAACTGCTAAAGTAAAATCCCCTGTCTTTAATCCTTTTTCTTGTTTGAAATATCCTATTGGATTTGTAAAAGTTGATTTCTTACCCCTAAACATGTCATGGTGACTTGGTTTTTCTTCTAATCCTTCATCAAACTTATTTAATATATGGTTTACTTGTTTTTCTCTAGTGTCCACAATAATTTTATATTTACATTTTTTTATGTCTATCATAATATCCCCCTAATATGAAAATAAGAAGTAGAAGCTTATGCCCCTACCTCATTCTTTTTAATTATTTTTTCTAATCCATCAACCACATTGTCATATTCAGCTTTAGTCATGTTTTTAGCTTCTTTGTTATATCTTTGTTTTACCATTGAATTAATTTTTTCATCATTGTACCCTGCTTTATATCCTATCGCGTACATTCTTTTAAGTTGTGCTTCTGATAAAGTTGTTATATTATCTTTTCCATGTGTATTAGTTGTATCTGAATCTTTTGTGTCATCAATGGCAAATAGTCCATTAAGTGCATATTTACGGGCATAGCTTGAGGTACTTCCTGTCAGCTGGCTTGAATCCATACCCTTTTTACTTTCTTCTTCTCTAGCTATTGCACTAGCTTCTACAAATTCCCCTGTTTCAGCATCTATAAATTTTACTATTGCTTTTATATAATATCTTTCACCAACTAAAACCACTTCGTCTGATATATTAATTATAGCTTTAACTTGGTTTAATAAAGGTTTTAATGCTTCTAATATATCTTCACAATTTCTATAAGCATAATTCCCAAACTTATTAAACTGAGATTTTGGAGCTTTTAATTTGCTTTGAACTTCTACTAATTTTGTATATACATTTCCCATATTAATTACCACCTTTATATTTTTTATTATAATATTCTAAATCTTCAATAATACTTTCTTCCATTGCTTGAATACGTTCTAAAACCCTATCCTTACTTCTATATAATTCATACTCCTTACGAGCCTTAGAATCTTTTTTACAAGTTTCTAAGTCACTGTTCCATATCTCTTGCGCCATTTCTAAATACTGTCTTTGTATTTGTTTTCTAAGTTCTAAAACTTCTTCTAATCTACTCATATTTACCTCCTATAAAAGGAGGGGAATAAAATCCCCTTTACATATAACTATTGTATAACTCATGCTCAACTTCTTTTATTTCATCTTTTAAAACCTCAATGTCAAGTTCCCAATTATTTAATTCAGCTACTTTTAATTCTCTCTCAAGTTCATATAATTTAGCTTCTAAATCATTCTCATGTATCATACTTACACCCCTTTTAGTATTGGCTTCTTATATATCTTATCTTGTCATGAAGTTCCTGTATCTTTTCCCATGCTTCCTCAACTTCTTCATCAGTTGCTCCATAATTCATTTTTCGCTCCCAAAACCCAACTTCACAATACAATTCATGTTCTTCTTGCGATATTTCTTCTTTACTTTTTCTAAACCAACCCATGATTACACCCCTTAATTAATTTAAATCACTATTCCAAATTTCATACTGTAGGTCATTAATCACATTGTCTAGTCTTTCTAATTCTTCCCAAATATCCTCTGTTAGATTAGGAGAAGAAGCTAATAAACTTCTTTCCCCTTCTAATTTTCTTAGCAATTCTTCTCTTTGAAAATTATTTGATTTATACATTTGCAACACCTTCTTTTTCTTCTAAATATTCAGCTTCCTTCAATTCAAGATATTTAAGCTCTGATATTTTAGAAAATATTTTATCGTTAGTGTATAGGATATCTACTATAAGGTTTTCACAAGCCTCATTAAATTTATCTTCTAATGTTTCAATTATTTCATCATATTGGTCCAAAGTTTCAATGTTTTCTAATGCTCTTATATAGCTATCTTGGATTTTTTTTAACTCTCCTGTAAGCATTTCTAGCTCTGTCTTTTCAGATTCTATGCTACATCTAACGTTTTCTATTCTTTTTCTCATTCCCTTAACCACCTTTTGATTTATTTTATATTTATATTATATCCTATTTTAGTTGCTTTTATGCAACTAATTTATAAAAAATTTTATTCTATACTTATTATACAGCCCTCATATATATTCTCTAAAGCATATTCAAATTCTTCTTCGCTATAACAATACCAAACACTTTTAATATATTCTTCTGTCCCATCTTCCTCTAATCCTTTTATATCATAATAAGTTATTTTAAACATTTTTTAATTCTCCTTTTCTTATTTATCTTTATATTTATATTATATGCAGTTTAGTTTATTTTATGCACCTATTTTATTAAAAAAAATATTTTTTTATTTGGCTCTGTTTTAAATGAGTGTTGAAAATAATACAAAACAATTTTATTAATTATTCCATCTGCGAGCCTAAATGTATCATTAATATAGCATTTCTATTAATATCTGCATATCTATCAAATATTTTATCACACTCTTTATCACAATTATCATCATCTAGTTCCCCTTTATTATATAATAAGTCTATCATATCATTTTCTTTTTCTAATTCTTCATAAGGGTTTTTTATAATATCTATAACAGTATTAAAATTAAAATGAAATTCGGTTTTAAAAGCTTCTATTGCTTTTTCAACTTCATTTTTTAAACAATCGTGTGCTATAAAATATCCTCTCTCTGTTACTATCATATAACTATCTGTATCCATAAAATCTCTAACTATTGACATAATACCCCTCTCTCTAATTCTAAATTCGCCTACTATGTTTATGGTATATCACATATGGCTTTGAATTGTATATTTCAACGTTACTTTAAAACATGGCTTTTTTATTTTGCTTTTACTAAATTAACTCTTTTATGTCTATATCTAAAGCTTCACAAATCTTTAGTAAATGTTCAAATGATATTTTCTTTATATAGCCTTCTTCATAACGCTTGATGCTACTTCTGTGTATTCCTGTTAGTTGTGCTAATCTGTACCTTGATATTCCTTTTTCTTCTCTTACCTTTCTAATCGTATCAATTATTTCTTCTGTTAACATCTCAAACCCTCATTTCTAAATATCTATATATATTATTATACTATAATTTAATATATTTTATGCACCTAAATTTAATAAAAAAAATACCACTAAATATAAATATACTAAGTGGTAATTTCAGATATACAAAAATCGTAAAATAAAAGAAAATATGGTTGTAAGGCTCTTACTTTTTAAGTATATACTAGATTTTATTATGTGAATAAAAAAATAAGGCCGAGCAGTTGACCTTATTTTTGTTGATAGATAGTAAATAATTTTCATAAATATAATAACAATACAGTTATTGCAAAAAAAATAGATTCGTTTAATTTGACTAGTCACATAAATATGATGTAATCACAAAATATAGATAAGTAATTTAAGCACAATACAACTCTTTAAATATCAAATACTATTACCCTAATTAAATTTTATACTATTTTTATTAAAAGTAACAAAATTATTGTTAAATAAATTATAGCTAAACCAAATTTAAGAAGTTTAGATGGCTTATAATCTCTTATTTGTACCGGCTTAAACTCTTTATATATTTTCCAATTTTTTTCATCAAATGTAATTGTTGGAAAATCTCTTGATTGCCCTAATTTATTATATTTAGGTGAATATTTAGTTATATAATATGTTTCCATTATCAACGCATCACTTTCTGTCTTATGCTTTTGATATTCTATGCGACATACTGCATTATAACATTCTTTAGGCAAATGTCCTTTAGTGAAATGACTTTGCATACGGTTATCCATATTTACTGTCTTTCCAACATATATAATATTACCTTTGCTATCTAAAAACCGATATACATAAGCCATTAATTTTCACTCTCTTTCAAATAAGGTCTTAAAACTTCCTCAATTTCATCTTCTGATATATAAAATATTTGAGTTTCTCTTATACCTTCGCTATTTTTTATTTTACATCTACCTTTTACAGTTATATCCTGTAGGTTTCCACCTTTGCCAATTAGAGTATTTGAATCGGTTTCATCAAACGTATGGAATCCTATAATTTGGCTACAATTCATTTTGCACTTTCCTACTGTTTCTTTAGTTAGATCCTGTGTTGCTAATACAAAATAAATTCCATATGAAGCACATTTACTCATAAAATTATGAAGAATCCTTTTGCAATCATTGTCAGATACAAGCTGAATTAATTCATCAATTACAAATATTATATAGCTCATTTTTTTATCATGTGTTTTATTGTAATTTATAACATTCCTGCAATTTTCTTCATCTAATATTTTTGCTCTTTTTTCTATTATTTTTTCTAAACAATTTATTTGGTCTAAGAATTGCTCTTTTGTTGTACTCATTCTTCTAAAGTGCTTATAATTTCTAAAGTAATAAACATCTGATTTCTTAAAATCACAACCAAATAAACAAATTTCATTATCCGTATAGGTTCTCATTAAGTTAGTTATAAATACATTTAAAAAACTACTTTTACCCCATCTAGAAGCCCCTCCAACAACTATATGACCCTCTAACATATCAATAGATATTAAATTATTTTCTACATCTTGACCTATACAAGCCTTTACCCCTTCTTTTTCTCCTTCAATAAATGTATAAGTTAAAATCTTATTGTCTTTATTTTCTTCGATTATATTCTCTACTGGGTAGTATTTATACTTTAATATATTAGTTGTTTGTACTTCTTCCGCTTCTTCTTCTATATCTTCATCTATAAAAATAGTTTTAAGTGCTAATCCTCCACATAGTGCCATTGTGCCATAACACAAACTTGATAATATTGATATAAGCATTTTAAAGTCCTCCTAGCTAGTTTACTTCTAACATAGTTATAACATCTTTTAATATCACCTTAATGTGTTCTAAATCCCTTTTAACGCATTTGAAATCATATTGATTAGTTTTATAATGTTCTTTTAGAAGCTCACATACTAATAAACTTGCATTACTTTCTTTATTTAGTTTTATAAATTCATTTGTATATTCATCAGTAAAACTTATAGCTTTTATATTTCTCACTTTATAACGCTCCTTTACGCTTAGTAACTTCATAACCTCCACTAAAGTTTACTTCTTCAAATCCATAATTCTGAACAAGCACAGCTTTCATTGTGTAAAGGTCTTTACTTCCTCCAACTTCCTCAGCTTCTTTACAAACTTTCATAAAATCCATATAATTTAAATCACTTTTTAAAAGTGCTACAATTTCCCCTTTAGTTTCTAAAGAATAAATCTTACTCATAACAAGTCCCCCTTTAATTTTTTAGTTATATGATTAATATATGTTTTGTATTACATTTTGATACATGGATTATTTGCTAGTATTAAAATATTTATACATAAAAAAAGAAGCTGAATAAATCAGCCCCTTTTATATGGAATTAAATCTAAATAATTAATTACTCTTTTAACTTCTTCAATGTCATGTAATAGCATTGTTTTTCTAAAATCAAATAATTCAATTTGTTCTTTATCAAGAATATTTTTATCTTTTTCAATTTGATTTGATATATTATCTTCTATTAATTCCAACCTTCTATTGTATTTTTCTAAAAGTTCAATTACCCATATATATAATTCTTTATCTATTTCTTTATGCATTTCACACCTCTACATTATCATTAAAATTATTCTCTTAGAAATCTTAAATAATAAAACCACTAAGCCTGTATATATGATGTCTTTTATTTTAATTTTCATTGAATTTGCTCTTTTGGTTTTCTAATAACATTTTTTCCAAATCTTCATCATTTCCATAATTTAAAAACTTAGTAGATAAATTTTTATGAATTTTAGGATTTAAAGAATAATTAGGTTTAAATTCTTTATTGCTTTTATTGTTAGAATTATTATTTTGTGGTATACTATCTTTATTAGAATTTACATTATATGAATCTTTTTTATTTTCTAGTTCTTTTGAAGGCTTAGTTGTTACAGCACCTAAGTCTTTTTTATTTTTATATGACAATTCTTTTAATGTATCTTCTGATACTTCATAATCTAAAACATATAATCTATTAGGCTTTCCTTGTCCTTGTCTTACAACCTCTATTAATTTATATTCTTGTAAATCTTTAAATGCTTTTATAACAGCATTTTTAGAAATTCCTAATAATTCCCCGGCTTTTACTTGGTCAAAATATTGGAATAAATATCCTTCTTTGTCTGTAAATTTATCAGCATTTTTAAGAGATATTTCTTCTCTGTCCTTTATAACCATATATAAAAGTTTTGCTGTAGGACTTAATTTTTTTAAACTTTCTTCAGCTAAAAGCCATTTATCAAATTTATAAAATTGCATTGAAGCAATATCTAAAGTTTTTCTTCTACTCATTATTATCTCCCCTTTTACCCCTTATAAACTCTTTTATCATATTTTCAACCAATTCTTGAAAGCTCATATCAATGTCTATAAGTATCTTTTTTAATTCCTTATAATCAGCTTCTTCTAATCTTAAAGGTACTTGTTTTTTCATTTTATCACCTCTTTATTTTATTATAGCCATTATATAATAAAAGTTATCTTGATATCAATATATTTAAAAGAAATTATTTTGATACCAATTTTATATAAAAAATTGATTTTTAAGTCTTGATATATAAGTCTTGATAGTGTCCCTTTTAAGGATTTTTAGAAGTCCTAAATCAGAACTTTTAGAAGTCCCTTTTAAGGATTTCTAGAAGTCCCTAAAAAGGACTTCAAAGCAATTGCAATGGTTTCAGCTTCTTGTATACTTTTGTGGATACTGTGGATATTGTGGATAAATAAAATTTACTAATATATGTATAAAAAATAAACTTACTACCCATACTTATAATCAAATAGAATCGGTTGTAAGGAGAGATAAAATGTTTTTCGATAATTTATACAATAAAGAGAATAAAGAAGCTAACAAAAGCTATAGCGAAGTTTATTACAGTAGCAGAAGTCATCAAGATAATACTTATCAATATTGTGCTTTTTGTGGAGCTGACAGAATGTTCTTATATGATAGATGCGAGATATGTAAAAATAATTAATTTTGCTAAGATATGAATTTTAGATAATAATTAAATTAGACTTTATATATTTTTTTTAATGTTGATTTATATTTTTATTTAAAAGGTTTAATTTCAGTTATGTAGAAGTTCCTCTTAGATTGCTGAAAGGTAATTGTTATATTTTAGGAAAAATTAAAATTTGTAAAGTACCCAAGAACTTATAATTTTTTCCATTTTTTCTACTAAGGCTAGTATTTATTTACTAGCCTTTTCCCTTTTTAAAAATAAAAAAAAGAGTGTGTCAACATCTCCAAAACACACCCTTTGTGAAGGTTGCTAGCTCCTACAACTGCTGAATTTTTAACTTCCTACAGCTCGGATAACTTTAAATTAGAGTTAAGTTAGTTTTATTTTACATTAAAACAATATTATTTACAATATTTTCCAATACTATTTTTTATAAATATCTATAAAAGCAGGATATCCCTTAGATTTTAAATCTGATACTAACTTATCTGCATTAGTTCTGTTAGTATAACTTCCAGCAACTACTCTATAATATGTATTTGAAGCTGTAGAATCGGTTTTAACAGTTTCTTTTTTAGGCTCTTGATATTTTATACCAAAATACTTACATATGCCTTTTAGAGTAGCTTCTACAAGGTCAGATTGATTATTCTTTAATATTTTTAAATCATCTTTATTAGAATAAAATCCATACTCAATTAGTACAGCTGGGGTAATAGTTTTATATATTACTGTAAAATCTTGACATTTCACACCCCTGTTTTTAAAATTAGCATCAATATTCTTCACATCATTATAAATGCTATCACATAAATATTTAGCTACGTTTTTAGAATTTTGAGAAGCATTACTCGCATGATAAACCTCAACCCCTCGAGCAGTGTTCCATGTACTTCCATAGGCATTTGCATGAAGTGAAATAAATAAAGTATTAGGCTTTTTTAAATCTGAATATAATTTATTAGCAAATGCACTCCTTACAGATAAAGTTATATCAGATACAGATTGAGGATTAGGATTAGTTAGTTTTACAGTTATTCCATGATCCTGCGCTCTTTTCTTAATTAAATACTGCATATTATTGTTAAAATCCCACTCATAAAAGGAATTGTCAAATGCTCTTTTACCTGATGTGTCTTTTGCATGGCCTGCATCTAATATTAATAAATATTTACTCATACTACTTCACCTCTTTATTTTCTATTTTATCTACTCCAACTTCTAGCATTTTTTTAATTGAAGCTGGTATATATACATCAAGTTTTATTAAATTTTCTATGATTGATAATCCCTCTTTAAAAATAAAAGCTATTACAAAGGTACTAAGCATCCCACTTATTCCAGGAATTATGTAGTCAATACATAAAAATATAGTAAGGATTATAAACTCCCCCATAGTTCTAAAAATACCATTTGAGCAAGTTCTTGATTTTAATTTTCCTTCTTTCGCCCCTACAAGAACGCCAGTTAGAAAGTCAATTATTATAGCAATAAAGAAAATCATAAATAAATTTTCTAAGGTTATTAACTCCATTTACTACACCTCCTTTAAAATAAAAAAGGGATTGAATTAATCAACCCCTTAAAACTTGCAATAAAAAAAGAACTCTTAAAGTTCTGCTATTAAATCACTATATCCTTCAGATACTAATATTAAATTTATATCTTCTTTGTAGTTTGGATATTTTCTTATTACATCTTCGTACTTTAAAGCCTCTTTTATAATTCTACTTGCAAAATATGAAGCCATGTTATAACCGGACTTAACTTTGAAGTTTAGCATTTCTTCTCCTAAAGTAGACATTAACAAGAAATCAACAGCCATTTGAGTAATAGCAATATCTTCTGTGTTTGTTTCTATAACTTCATTTACTTTATTTACTTTAGAAACTAAAGGTATATTAGCTGTATAAGAAGCTGTTACTGTTGGAGGTATATTTGTATCAAAGAATAGTGTTCCGTTTATATAACCTTCTAGGATTATTTTTTGTAGTTCAAATGGTATTTCTTCATAAATTGACTCTTTTAACTGATGTACTACTTTCAGAGGATTATTTTTTAAATGCTCTCTAACCTCACTTATGGTTGAAGTTGTCGGTAATGGTAAATGTATATCAAAGCCATTACTGTGTCCAATACCAATCGCATTCTTATTCATTGAATCATAACTTGGAAGAGTGTCACATAAACTCTTCGCAGATTTCCAATTTTGTAGTTTTGATTCGTCATACCAAATTCTTAAAACGCTCGGATAACTAGGATTATTATCACTTATACTGTATGGGTTTGTATCATTAATTATAAGTTCTGCACAATTTCTCTCTATCATCAATTTACTATCTTTAAACACAAATCTATCTTTAACATCACCAACACCTCGAAGTGGTTCTATAGATGAAAATTGTATTTTATTATGATATTTATATGGTTCAAAAGGTACCTTCACTCCTTCAAATATTCCACATTCATCATAATATAATGTAGTAGAAAACGTACTCCAATTACCAATTAAATGGGATACAGTTTTTCCTGCATTTGTAACAATTTCTGAAATTCCGTTTATAAAATCATTACATATATGAGTACTTCCATCAGTATAAACCACTTTAAGGTTCGTTGATTGCATAGCTTCATTACTATTAAACCCTTTAAGTATAATAGTATACCTTGTGTTCTTTTTAAACTTAATTGATTTTAATATAACATTATTTATATCACTAGCATTATATTTAATAGTTTTGTTTTCTGTATCTAAAACAGAATTTTTTGCAGAATTAAATATACTCCTAGCAAAATTGTAACCATTTAGTTTGTTTTTACCTTCCGATAAAATTTCCATTTTATAAGTTCCATCATCTTGTAACTTATCTTCAAATGATGATTGCAGACCCTCAAAGTAAGAAGGAATCCAGTTAGTTTTGTCGCCTTCAAGCAATCTTACTTTACTAGCTTTTATGCCTTTGCCATGCAATCTTAAACTATCATCAACTAAAGTAGAAGGTGTAGTTACTGTTGCAACATTGTTTGTTGTAGTTACTTTTGCTCCACCAAGATTTATTCCAACTTCTCCACTTTCATCAGTATCAAATGCTACTGTATATTGTGTGCTAGGTTTAATTATTGCATTATATCCTGTATTCTTAACAGTCATATTGCAAGGTATAGTTGAGTTGTTAGATATATGAGTTATATCGTTGTAAGTTTTTACTGTTGGGTCTGTTATTTCTTCGTATATTGGTGTTTTTAGTTGATAAATTACTGTTATTGGGTTGTTTTGTAACCATTGTTTAAAACCTGTCTTGTCTGGAGAATTTAGCATATTTTTTGGCATAGATAAGTATAAGTAAGCATCAGAAAGCCCTATTCCGAAACTATCTATAAGTTGCACAACGTTCATAGCATGACTAGACGAAAAACCTCTATCATTAATAGACATTCCTTGTGAAACATAATTACCACTTAAAAAATATAGTTCATTTGTAAACTGGAATACAATATGTGTATCGTTTTGGTTATATAATGCTATATGTGGCTCACTACCATCTAATACAATACTTCCACAATTCCTCTCTACATACCACTTACCACCGATTTTAATCACCTTATCGCACACTCCGCTTGGTAATGCTCTTAATGGTTCTGATAGTGTAATTTCTTTTTTATTAGATAATGTGTTATCTGAATTAGTCGATAAAATCTCCAACTTATTATCTTCACATTCTCCAACTGACTTCATACCTTCAAAATATTCAGTAGGTATTAATTCTGGTGTTTGAGTTAGGTCTCCTTCAAATATCATAGGTGGTTCTATTATTAGTGTTTTACCTTGTGCGTTTTTAACACTATCAAAATGATAAATTATTTGAAGACCACAATCATTCTTGGGCGTAAAGCTACTATTTGGCAAAAATGAAACAATGTCATCTATAGATTTATTGCTTGTAATATCATAAGTTTTTATATTGTAACTTATATTAGCATCGACATCTCTTAGTTTCACATCAACCTGATAACATTCATTAGGAGCTTGTGTGCTTATTTTTAATGTATATACACCATTAGATACAATATCTTTATTTAGCACAAAGATTATATTAGGAGTATTATGGCTTATATTACTTTGTATAGTATAATCTTTATAGTTGCTTGAATCCAAATGTGTATTTTCTGCTTCTTTTGAACATAAATTAACCAAAGTATTACCTTCACACATTACATCAACTAATCCATTATCAACACCTTCTGTTAAAGTAACACTTGTTCCTTCTACATCTACATCTCCATTTAGAGTTAATTCTTTTGCTCCATCTGTACAATAGTTAACTAAAGTATTTCCTTCAAGCCTAACTATATCAACTAAACCATCATCAGAATTAGTTAAAGGTATTACAGAACCTTCTTCTTTTATTGTTACTCTACCATCTAAATTTTCATTGTATAAACCTTGTAAGAATACATCTTGTCTTTTATTAGCTTCTCTTACAGATACTACATCATCTTTTATACCAGCCACATCATCAACAACAGTATTTAGTTTACCTTCAAAACCATTTAAGAGTTGTTGTCTTTCTTCATGTTCTTGTTGTCTTTGAGTTTCTGCATTATCCACTTCTACTAATTTATTATTAATAGAATCTTGCATTTGAGTTTTAGCACTATCAACTTCAGATATCTTAGAATCTATTAATATCTCTTTTTTAGATACATACAAATCTAGTTCATTATTTTTAGCTTCTACATAGTTGTCTAACTCTAAACTTTTACCTTCTATATACTCATTAATAGCCTTATCTTTATCATTTTTATATTTATCAATTTTACTATTAACAGTATTTTTAAAATTATTTATATCATTAGTAGTATTAGATTTATAAATATTTAAAGAATTAGTAATTTCAACATCTTTAGAAGTTTTATAGTTTTCTATAGATTTATTTGTATTTTCTTTAAACTCTTTTAAATCATTATTAATAGAAATATCTTTATTATTTTTATACTCATTTAATTCTTCTTTAGTTTCATTTATAAGATTGTCTATATCATTTTTTATTTTTTCTATAGATTCTTGCCTTAGATTTTCAGCTTCTACCCTAGAATTTTCGTTATCTATTCTAATTTGTTCTTGAAGTTCTATATTTGAAAGTCTTTCTAATAGTTGAATTAATACTGAATATCTTTCATCCTCTACTATATCATTGTCAATTTTTCCTAAAAGTGCATTTTCAGTAACTTCATAACTTATATTACTTATAAAAGTTTTCTTATCTCCTTCAACTAACATAAGTTTAGCTATATAAGTTCCTACTTCATTTTTTAAAGAATTATTTAAATTTCCATAAATAAGATTGTCTTTAACATTTAATATTTGAGATACAGCAGTTCCACTAGGTTTTAATACTAATAAAGTAGGTATTGCATTAGATATATCAACTTCTTTCCCTTGCCTGTTTATTTGCATAAAAAAATCAGATGTATTCTCGTCAAATTCATCAAATATCATTTTTGAATTATTACATCTGAATTGTAAATCTAGTTTTAAATTGTATTCTTTATTCAATACTACTTCACCACCTTTTTAAATTCTTCTAACTCTAATTTTAAATTATTATTTTCTTCTTTTAATTCCTGTATAGCTTTCCATGACATAGAAACCATTTGATATAAGTCTATACATTCCCCTTTTAAATCAATAGCATTAAGAGGTGCTTCCTGTACTACAATACCTATTCTTTTTAACTCATTATCTAAATCATCTTTTAAGTGATACTTTCTTATAGGTGTAGTGCAAATTTCATGTAATGCACTTTCTGTGTAATCTTCTATATTTTTCTTTTTATCTCTATTAGAAGTCAAAGCAACACCATTAGCATAAACTTTATTATTAGCTAATAAGTCCCATGCTCTAAGATTACTGAATGTATTAGGGTCACTTGGAGCAGTAACTTTTACTTCTCCACCTGCAGGTTGTAAATAAACGTTGTGTGATGGGTTTTCAGTTCTTACAGCTAAATGACCTGTACCAGTAACTAGTGTAAGCCCTCCGCTTACTCCTGTTGGGTCATACCCTCTTATATCTTGGCCTGTATATATACCGCCGTTTGCATTGATGATTTGACCAGTTTCTATTTTCCCGGTAAAGTGACCATCACCTTTCATATAAAGTCCGTTAGGGTCAACTCTAAATACATCTTCACCATTCTTATTAATAAAGAAGCCTCTGTCTGTCATATGTGTATAACCATTTATTTGACTAGATGTTACTTTGATTCCGTCTTTATCGATAGTTGTAATTCCAGAATATACCTCGTCTGCGTTTGGAGTGTAAACAACATTATCATAATGACCTCTTATTAATATAGGTTCAGCCATCCACATATGAACTGAATTTAAAGAGCCATCATTCCAACCTTGCATAAATAATCTTATTGCAATTCTGTTTGTGTTTCCATCTAATATAGTAAATTTCCAGTTGACTTTATTCCAATCGTTTCTATTTTTTCCACCATGTCTAGGATGATTAACATTCGTTTGATACATTCGCACAGTACTCCCGGTTGGACTAATCTCGTGGACTTGTATCCAAATATCATTAATCCTATGAGCTGCAACTAAACAAGAAAAAGTAAATTCTTGCCCTAAAAATGCAGGAATATCAAAATAGGTAAAGCCGCTATTTATTTGAACCCCTTGTGTTGCGTCCATATTATAAACTTTGTACTCTAATACATTTCTATTATTTAATGCCCAATCGTTCCCATCTGTTAATACATCCATAACAGGAATACCACTCTCTGCATTATTAAATGGTTTCCACGGATCAGTCCCATTTTTAAATGCAGAATTTGATAATAAATTCTGTCCTCCGCTTTCTGTAAAAGAAAATTTTATATCATCTGAAGTTTGTTGGACTTCTGATTTTGTGGCATAAGTGTTTGAAACTGTGCTTAAAATACTATCGTTTGTAACTTGTATTCTTGAGTCTGTGTAATTTTTAGAATTATTATATGCATCATTCCCTTTTGTATCTGCATAATTTTCTGTTGCAGTTCTTTGGCTATTAATTGTAAGGGTCGTTACGTCTAAATGAACATTTCCAAAGCTATCAACATCAAGAGTCCTTTTTCCGTTCCCATCTGTCACAGATAAGTTTTTTGCGTCTATCCAATTCCCTTTAATTATTCCAGCACTCATATAATCTGCTGTTAAACTGCCGACAACTGCGTTTCCTATTGCTACATCTGTAAAATAATTTTCTAAATTATCCACCTTAACTGTTGTTACTGTTATTTGGTCTGAAAAAGGTGTCCTTTCACCATGAGTGTTTACGGCACATACTCTAAAATACCAAGTTTCATTCGGTTTAGCCTGGAACAAATAAGAGCTTGTTTGCCCTGCATGGATTAAATCAAATGTGTTAGGTATAAAGTTTTTTGTTTTACTTGCATAAAGCTCATAATTATAATAAACCTTATTTTCATAAGTCCAATTCAATTCAATACTAGCAAACCCATAAACATTAGCACTTAAAACAGGTGTAGAAGGTAAGCTATTTGGAAAATCTCCAATACTTCCATCTACTCCCGGTGGACCTTGTGGACCTGGTGGGCCTTGTTTTCCATCTTCTCCACTACCACTTGAATTTATAATATCTCCTAAGGCTGTTCTAGGCTCTCCAAGTTCCATGCTTTCATATTTATTTTTAAGTACATTAAATACCGTTTTAATGACCTTAGCTTTCGTGTCTATATTAAACCTAGTGTCTTTTATAGTTACAGTATCGCAAAGGCTTATATTGTCTTGTATGCCCTCATATCCCACACATTTACTAAGAGGAACAAATTCAATTTTAAAGTTCTGTTTTGGTTTGTCACATTCATTGTCTAAAAAATATTTTCTAGCTAATTCTATTAGTTTTGAGGTTGTTGGAATTTCTTCATCCTCGAATTTTTCGCTAAAATCCATATATGAAATATAAGGGTGTGAATAATTACTTATATAATCACTATCAACTGCATTAGCTTCTACTAAAATTTCTTCATTTGTTTCATTATCTGTATAAGAAGCAAACGGAATAATTCTAGTTATAAGGTCTGTATAATCTTCTTCAAGTTCAAACCCTGTAAGGTTTTTAGCATATTCTATAGAAACTTCATTATCATAGCCCCTTTTATTTAATACATGTATATTTGTATTATCTCTAAGTATTTCAGCCCCAGTTCCGAAAGTGTCCAGTATACTTCCACTAGTCCCTCCTATAGCTTCTATACAATTAACTTTTGATATTTTATAATCTTGAGCATTTATAATATCTGAATAGCCTTTATAATGAGTAGAAAATTGTGAATTTCTAAATATAGTATTTAAAGCATATTCGCAACTTTGATTCTCTAAATCTATACTATTTATATAATCATAGGCTAAATCAAAACTTATATGTCTTGCAAATACCTCTATTTTATTACTCATTAATTTTCTAGTCATATAAATTCTAAACTTTTGATTTAATAAAGTATCATTAGCATTACAAACTATTATATTTTCTTCTTCTAAGGAATTAAAAAGAGTGTCATTAACTGGATAAATTAAAGAAACTTCAAATAATCCGTTTCTTTCTTCTTCAACTAGACACTCTATACAATTAGTTAATTCACCTATTTTTACATTTCCTGTTTTATCATACAATATAGGTACCATTACTTAACCTCCCTATATGCACTAAATTCAAGTGTTAATTCGCCAAAATTTTTAACAATCTCATTTATATCAATTTCGCTTATTAAAACAGCTTTTAAAACTGTTCCATCATCAAAGGTAATAGTCTGATAACCTGTTGTACTGTTTAGCCAATTATCTAAGTTATCACATAAAGTTTTTAAATTGGTTTCTCTAGCATCAATATAACCTTCAATAACAAGATTAAAATTTTCTCTTACACCTTCATCAAGTATTAAATCCCCTGTTCTGCCGGGAATACTTATAAATTCTAATTTTTTCTTAGGTTTTGTAAGGTGATTAGATGCTTTCACCTTAAAGTTAAAATCTTTGTTTGTTTTATTATTTATAGTAAATATCATCTAAACACCTCCTATTGCAATATTTTTTCTTTTTAGATAAAAGGCTATTTCTTCAACTAATTCTTTTACATCTTGTTCACGATTATTGTTAAAGTTTTCTATATTTAAACTTAAATTTCCATTGTTATTCTGTTTGTCCAGCCCTAACAATTTTGGCAACTGATTTATAGGTAAAATAGCTTCAGCATTACTTCCTATGCCATTATGTCGGTCACCAATTCCCATACCACCTAAAACAGTAGGTCTTTTAAATATAGCACCCTTAGAATACCAACTTATACCGAATTTTGGCACACTTGGAGGACTTAAACTAAATTTGCCTGTTATGCTTATATGAGGCAATTTTAATTTAGGTAATGACCAGCTGAAATTCATGATACTTTTTATTTTTTGTATGGCACTATCAACTTTACTTCTAGCTTGTTCCATTTTATTGTTAAAAGCATTGACTATATTTTGAAGAATATTATTAACTATATTTCCTACAGATTTAAAATCCCCACTAAATACAGCTTTTATTAATGAAATAGCAGTTTTAACTATAGAAGTAATTGTATTTAACCTTGATGTAAAATTATTAGCCATAGTCGCTAAAGCAGTTAAAGCAGTTTGTAATATCTGTTTTAATCCATTATCCCATATTACTTTTATTACTGACCATGCCATCGATATTACATCCTTTATTACTGACATAACATTCGATATTATAGATTTAATATTATTAAAAACACTATCAACAGTACTTCTAAAAGTTTCATTTTCTTTATAAGCATTTACTATTATTGCTATAAAACCAGCTATCGCACCTACTACTGCAACAACAACCCCTATAACAGAACTAAATGCTCCCATTAAAGCCCCCACAGTTGTTGATAATCCTCCTGCAACTATTGAAAGATTAGCAAATAAAGAAATACCACTACCAACCAATATAAGTAATGGTCCAATACACGCAACAAGTCCAACTATAACCATTATTATAGTTTGAGTTGTAGGAGATAAATTATTAAACCAATCACACACTTTAGAAATTCCATCAGCTAATTTTTCTATAAAAGGTGTTAATCTTTCACCTATAGTTATAGCTACCCCCTCAAGTGCCGATTTCATTTGAGTTAATGCCCCATTCATGCCCTGCATCATAGTATCGGACATTGATTGTGCCACTCCGTCAGAATTTGCTATAGCTTCACTTAATTTATTAAAATCACCTTCACTAGCATTTACTATAGAAGCCCAGCCACTCATAGCTTCTTTACCAAATATAGTTGACAAAGCTTGTGCTTGAGTTGTTTGGTCTAAATCACCTAATACAGTTCTTAGGTTTTGCATAGTCCCCATTAAATCAACAGAGCCATCTTTATTAGTAATAAGTTCAACTCCATATTTCTTCATGGCTTTAGCCATTTCTTTGGTTGGGTTAACAAGGTTTGCAAGTCCCGCTCTTAATGCAGTCCCAGCATTTGAACCTTTAAGTCCAGCATTTCCCATAAGACCAATTGCAACAGATAAATCATCCATTTCTACACCTAAAGAACCAGCAACCGGGCCTACATATTTAAGAGTTTCCCCCATTAATTCAATGTTAGTATTTGCATTTGAGCAAGTTGAAGCCATTATATCTACAAACTTATCTGTATCTTTAGCAGTAAGCCCCATACTTGTTAGACCATCTGTTACTATATCAGATGTTGTTGCTAAATCTGTACCACCTGCACTAGCTAGATTAAGTATCCCTGGCAAACCACTAAGCATGTCTTCAGTCTTCCAGCCAGCCATACCCATATAACTTAAAGCTTCGGCACTTTCTGAAGCACTAAACTTAGTTGTGGCACCCATGTCTTTGGCTAATTGAGTAAGACTATCTAAATCTTTCCCTGTTGCACCACTTATAGCTGATACTTGATTCATAGCTGACTCGAAATCACCAGCTGTTTTAGTTGAAGCCACTGCGATTCCTGCTATTGGCAAAGTTAGTCCAGCGGTAAGTTTTTTCCCTACACTTGATATGCCATCCCCAACTTTTTTAAGTCCTTCAAAATCTTTACTAACTCTTGAAATATCTCCACTTATACCATTTAAAGCACCCTTTAAGCCGTTAGTGTCAGCACTAATTCTAACCTTTAATTCTTTTACTAAAGCACTCAATTTCTCACCTCCTACCAATTATCGAAGTAAGATTTTAACTCCTCTTTTTCTTCTTGAGTTACTTCTTTCTTTTTATTTTCTTTCTTTTCAAATATATCAATATATTTATATCCTTTACTAAAGTTTTTACCTAAAGCATTACATATTGCCACATATTGTAATTCATGTTCAAACTTTAGTCTATCTCTCATTTTTTCAAGAAGTTTCACAACCTCAATAACTTCACATACAAAAAAAGAGTCAATAGGCATATTATAAAAACCTACTGACTCATTAAAAAGAGTGTTAATAAACTCTTGTTCTGTAATTAATTCTGTTGTTTTATTATCTCCTTGAATTTGTTCCCTAAACCCATACTTTTAGCATATTCTTCTAATATCATCATAAAGAAGTTTTCAACCTCTCCACCTTCTTCATAATACATATCTATTAATTCATAAGTTTCATCTAAAGTGATATCTTTATTCGCAAACTTTAGACCCTCGCAAAATGCTTCATATAAACTCATTAAATTTAAATTCTCCATATCAGAAGAAAGCGAAGATAAAGTTATTCCTTTTGCATTTAGATTCATTAAAGATTTAGTAGTAAATTTTAAAACATAATCTTTTTTATTAATTTTTATAACTTTCATTTATTAACACCCTTTCAAATTTATATATTAGTTTTTAGATAATGCTCCAACACCTTGTAGGCTTACTGAATAAGTAGTTTTTTCTTTACTTGGTGAGTTAGAAGATAAACTAGTTATTATTGCTTTTCCTGTTTTATAGTTTTCAGAAGTTCCATATTTTACATCTACTTGCTGTAGACTTTCCCATGCTTGTTCTAAAGCTTCTAAACCTTCATCACCTACAACTACAAGTCCGTCACAATCTACTGACCAAGATAGCCCAACAGCTTCGCTTTCAGCCCATACACCACTGTCTTTAGTAGTCGTTTCAGCTGTTTCAGTTTCTCTATTTATAGAACAGTTTTGTTGTCCTCCTATAAGAACATCACCAACTGAAAGTCTTATATCATTTCCTTTTTCAAATGCCATTTTCTAACCTCCTTTAATTTATTTCTATTCTCATGTTTAAATTAGCCACATAAAACCCTTCTAATCGGTTTATATTAGCCTCATTAATCATTACTTCATCTATTGAATAATTATCACTTAAATCTTCCCCTATAAGCTGATACATACATTCTATAGTTTTACTTACAAGCTCATTAACTTGTTTTTTGCCTTCATATTCTGTATAGACATTTATAGTCCAATTAAAAGAAAACCCATTGCCTTTAAATTCTAAAGAAGACAAATTATAATCTCCTATACTAATTAAAGGCATTGTTGCCCCTTCTTGAACTTCATCATATACTTTTATACCTACACCTTGCAAGGCTTGGTATATTTTGGCTTGTAAATCATTTATAGGTATCATAAAATCACCTACCAACTTATGACTTCTTTTAACTTTTCTAAGAATTGATCTTTTTCTTGGTTAAATGCTGGAATTAGATAAGGCTTAGCTTTTGACCCCGGATGATTGACTTGTTTTATAGGATGTTTAGCACCCTTCCAATACAAAGCCTTTTTATTTTTAGCCCTTATTATATGTGCCTTAGTCCCATACTCAACCCCAGGGGCATATTTAATATTAGAAGTATGAATTGTAGCCACTAATCCTCTTATATCAGTAGAAATGCCTCGTCTTAAATGACCTGTGTCGACACTTTTATTTTTAGTCAAATTAGACTTGGCGTTTTTCTGAATATTAAAAGCACTATTTTTAACAGTTTGCCTTACAAAGGCTTCATTCTTTTCATATAATTTAGGAATTTCAACACTAAACTTATTTAATTCATCAGCATTAATTTTAATCATTATCAACCTCTAAAAAGAAAGAAGTTTTATTTTTAATTTTTCTTTGTGAAATAACTTTATACTTAGTATTATTAAACTCAATTTTATCAATCTTTTCTTTTATATCACCTAAGATTATAGCTTTTACATTTTGGGTTATAGCTTCACCATAAATTTTAATAGTAGTTTCAAGAGAAAGCTCCTCAACATTGGCATATCTTGAATAAATAAATTTTTCAACCTCTGTATGCCCTCCTAAACCATCTGCTATATCTTCCAGGACATATAATCCAATTAACTTATCAAAACGCATTACAGTAGCTTAAATCCTTTATTTTTATTATTTCTAAATATATAATCATCAAGATATTGTTTACAACTTTCAAAATTATCTTCATATGAAACATTTTTACCATCTACACTTTCAGAGGCTATCCCTTCACTACCTATACGGTTATATCTTTCGATAGATAGTTCAATTAATATAAATTCTAATTCCTTTGGCAATTCTTTTTCATTGATATAATTAAGTATTTTTTCTTTTGTTATTTCAATTATTTCATATATTAATTCATCATTATCAGTTACACCTAATAATGTTTTAACTCTATTTAGTAGCATTAATTTCACCTACTTAAATAAAAAAGGTAAAAGGATTACCCTTCTACCTTCTTAGTTCTTTTTCTAGTTTTCTTTTTTTGTGGGGCTTCCACTTCTTCGACCATTGAAGCACTTCGTTTGTTAGGCTCTAGTACCCTTAACAACTGCTTCTTCTCTTAAAGTTTTAACTCCACAAACTTGAAGCCCTCTTACTCCATCAGCAAAAGCATTTTGAAGTCTCATAGCTTCAGTTTCTTCTAATTGCTTACCAAATCCTATAGCTGACTTATGAAGAACAACTATCGCAAATTCTCCACCATTTAATTCTTCAGAGAATATTAATTGAACTCCGTTTATCTTAGCACCTTCTATGACACCATTTTCTAATATAGTGTAATTAGCTGTAAATCTAGCATCTAAATGTAATTCTTCTAAAGCTTCAGCATTTACAACTACATATCTTTCAGATTTTGGTACTTTATGTTTGTTTAATTGAGTATTAGCTTTTACTATTACATCATAAGCTTTTTCACCTTCTACAGTATGAGAAGTTTTTAATGCTTCATCTAATATTAATTTATCAGTAGCTTCTTGTAATCCATATCCAGCTTCTGCAACATGTGGGTCTATTAAAGCACCAGCAGCTTGAACTGCATCTACATCATCAACTTTGAAAGCCCAATATTTTTTAACATCCATTGGTAATTCTACTTTAGAAGTAGTTAAATCATCAAATGATACAGAACCTTCATAGTCTTTTAAAGCTATATCACTTACTTTATTGAATATTATTTTATTTCCTTCTATTTTAGTTGGAGCTGTAGTTATTAATTGTCCTACACTTCTTTCGTGGAACTTAGCCATTAATCTAGCTTCCCATATTTGTGGTATAAAGTTAGTTACTGCCATATTATTCACCTTCTATTCTATTGAATAGCCTTTCATTTTTTTATAATTTAATATTTTTAATTTGTTCCCAATTTTTATTTATTTCTTCAGCACTCATATTTTTTATATCATTTGCTGTAAATGTTCTGTTTTTTACAGTAGATGTTTTAGGAGTGTTACCTCTTAACCTTTCAGTTAATGCTTTTTCTAGTGCTTCATTAAAAGCATTTTTAAATAAGTCAACTCTTTGAGTAGTTGCTTCATCAGTTTCAGCTACAAGAAAGTCTGAAAACTCTATAGGTAAATTATTAGAAGCTAAAACCTTAGAAGTAGAATTAACTCTTTGCTCATACTCAAATTGTCTTTTCATACTTTCAAATTCTTTTCTTTCTTCTGCTAGTTTTTCAGCTTCTGTTAATTTAGCTTTTCTTTCAGCTTCTATCTTTGCTTCTTCGGTTTTCTTTTGCCATTGTGCGAACTTTTTATTTAATATTTTATCTAATTCAGCTTGAGTAAAAGTTTTTTCTTCTTTTGCCTCTACAGCATCAACTTCAACTGCTCCACCTTCAGTTTCAACTTCTACTGTTTCATTAACAACGTTGTTTTGGTTTTCCATAATAAACTCCTTATACCGTTTATAGTTCGTCAACTCTTAAATATAGTTTATAAACCATACTTTCTTTAACGCCTAAGTAAGTAAAAGGCAATAAAAAAAGCCCTTACTAAAATGATTAGTAAAAGCTAAAACTTCCCTTATATATATTCTTTTTCTTTTATCTTTGATATAGGGTTACGTATTAGTTACCGATTAGTTACCATATATAGCCTACACCCATTGAAAATACTGGGTTTTAAGTTACATATTAGTTACCGATTAGTTACCAACCTTTTTGTTTATTTTTTTTATTTAATTACAGGTATTACACAACTTCTGCAATTAGGGTGTCAATGGAAAGGAGGCAAATTTTTCCCTGGAATTGCTTCCTCAACATTAACCACCTCCCCATCCATAGACTTACATATTTTAGAAGTTTTATTATCTAAAAAAGCCATTATTTCATATTCTTTAATGCCATTTTCTTTATAATTATTAACTGTAGCTTCATTCATAATCCAACAGCTTTCAGTTCTAACTAACCTCATAGCATTAGAAAAAGAGGTGTCAAATTTATCAGATATAATTTTGGATATATCTTGTAAGCTATCACCTCTTATTAATCCTTTACTTAATTCACCTTTTATAGTAAAGGCTAATTTTCTTCTATGCTCCCAAATTCTTTCAGAGAAGCTTAAGCCACTCCAGTTAGTTTTTAATGTTTCCCTTACTAAATTTTCATTTACAGTATTAAAAGAGTTTTTTATATCTAAATCAATATTAGCTTCTTTATCAAATTTATAATACAACTCAATAAAAGCCTTTGTAAGCTGTTCTTTATTTTTATGATATAAACTATCAAGTGCATTATTGATGCTTGTCAAAAGCGAATCTATTTGATATTTTGCATATTCTGAAGCTTCAATATCGGCATAAATAATCTTTAATTCATTTAATACTTCTTTTCTAGTATCTTTAAATAGCTTTAATAACTTCTTTTCTAATTTATTTATATCTTTTTCTAGCAATTTATCTTTTAATATTGCTCTTTCTTCCCAATACTTTTGGTTATTCATTTAAAGCACCTTCTTTATTTTGTGCATTAAAAAAAGCTTCCTCAATTCTTTTAGAAGCTATATTAAAATAATTATTATCTAATTCTATGCCTATAAACTTACGATTAGTGTTAGCACAGGCGACCCCTGTTGAACCACTACCCATAAAACAATCTAAAATTATATCATTCTCATTAGATGAATTTATAATATGTCTTTTTAATAAAGGTATTGGTTTACAACTAGGGTGTTTATATTTTTTCTTATCTGATTTATTAACTTTATCTATATAGTAGGTAAATTTAGTATGGTAATTACCAAATATTTTAACTCCTTTTTCCCTCATAAATATAATATATTCTGTATCACTTAAATATTTATTATTGCATAAAGGAGTAGGGTTCGTTTTATTGAATGTTAATATATCATAATTTAATTTTTTATTTATTGCATATTCCAACAACATAGGAACTTGTTTTTTGCTACAATAAACATACATGTTTACTTTTTTCATTTTTTGCTCTATTTTATTTAATATTTCAAAATCAAACCCGTTTGACATAAAATTAATTTCACTTAAATTGCTCCTATCTCCAAAAGCCCCTCCACCTTTACCAGCATGAACCATGTAAGGAGGGTCAATTATTACCAAGTCAACACTTTTATCTTTTATAAGATTTATTTTTTCTAAACAATCACCATTATATAATTTATACATTGTTATCACCTAAATTGTAATTATCTAAAGTATTTTCTTTTTCTAAATCTCTTTTTTCTATTTCTTCTTTACTGTTTTCAACAAATGGTAGTATAGAAATTAAAGTTTCATCAGATAATATACCATATAGAGATTTAACCATATTTGCTAATTCAACCTCATTTTTAGGCTTATTTCTAGTAAATATTGGTTGAATGTCTGTATATAGCATTAAATCATTAGTTGCTATATTTAAGAAGTTGCATAATAATTCAATTCTTCTCATTAAGCCTTTCTTAAACTTAGCTTCTTTAACAGATATTATGTTTTCAAGCCCCATTAATTTATATTTCATGGATTCGCCACTAACATTACCGGCGAATTGTTCATCTGTTAAGTTAGGTATTTGTGCAAACTTATGTATATCTTCAACCAATCTATTTTTATAATTTTCTAAAGCATTGTCATTAATATCTTTAATTAAATATTCAGCTTTTCCATCGGTTCCGGCGAAGTTAATTACTCTATTATCTTTAAAGTTTAATCCTTCTTCATCTTCTACTAGTACCCCGCTTATAACTAACAAGGCATTAGTAAAATATTCAAAATCATTGGCTGTATCAGATTGAGTTTTATCGTATGCGTCAATTAAGCCTTTAACTCTTTCAAAATCTCCATATAACTCATCATTATTTACATATACCGATACAGGTACATCATTAAAATAATGTGCCACTTCATCTATAAAAGTTATTTCATTATCTTCTAACTGATAAGTTTGTATAACATTAGAAGTATAAACGTTTATAGTAGTTCTTGTTTTGTCTTCACCTGGTATATCTTCCTCAAAGTATCTTATAGCATATAATATATTTTCCTCTAAAGTATTATCATAAACTATTGCTACTTCATCACCACTAAGGGCCTTAAACCTTGCATTACTATTTTCATCTATATATAAAAGCTCAACAGCATAGCCAGCTATTGAACTGTATTTTGCTAAAGTTGTATTATTATCAGCTTCATCATTATACTTAAATATATCTAATATTCTTTCCAATAAATCTTTATTTTCAGAATTATAACTTATTGGATTACCTAAAAAATACCCTGTTGCCATATTTGTAATATAACTCGCAAATGGATGTGATAATCTATTTTGAGGTTTATTATTATCTTTATACTGTCTATTCATTATTGCATTTTTATTATTATAATAATCTCTTAATTCTGCAATTCTAGTCTTTTCTTCACTATGCTTTTCTATTATCCACTTAATAACTTCTTTTGTTAATTGAGTTTCTTTATCTATTCTTATTTTTCTCATATTGCACCCCCTATATACCGAATTTAGTTCTATCAAATTTATTTCTACCTAATTTAATTGGTTCTAAAGCATATCTTAAAGCATCCATTAAATGATTGTATTCATCAATAGGTTTGTTTATATTGATACCTTCTTTATTGCTCCATACATAGTTCGATAACTCAACTATTGTGTTCTCGCACTTAGGGTGCACATATATCTTAAAATCTTGGATAAATTGAATACCATTAAGAATACTGTCTTTCCCTTTTTTAGCCGGCAAAATCCTATATATCCCATTTCTTTGTATATCATCAATAGATTTAGGTTCAGAACTATCAGCTATTATCATCTCTTTAGAGTAACCCTTGTATTTAATCATGTCTGAAATCATTTTATTAGTCATAGCCTTTTGGTAATGTTCATCAAAGATATATATTTCTTTATTGTCTAAATCTACTAAAGTACATATAAAAGCAGTAGGGTCGTTTGTATAACCAAAATCAAGCCCAAACGCACTTTTTATATTACTTCTTCTTTTTATATCTTCAATATTAAACTCTAATTCCTCAAAGTTTTCATATACTAAACCTTCAGCAATTCCCCAGTTCCCCAAGCCTTCTATATTATATCTTCTTGGGTTGTTTAGCTTCATTTTTTCAAACACTTGTATATCATCTTCACCTAGGTATTCATTACATTTATAAGTAGTGGTAGAAGCTAAAATATCATTATCTTTAATATCAAAGAACCTTCTTTTTAACCAATGCTTTTCACTCCACGGATTAAAACTTAAAGTTATTTGCTTGAAATATCCTGGGGGCATTTCCCCCCTTATAGACATATCAATTTTATTAAAATCATCTTCATTCATGACTTGAAAGGCTTCTTCAAACCAACACCAGCACAAATGCCCATGCTCGACAGTAATAGAAGTGATAGACATAGGATCGTCTAGTCCCCTGAATAATATCTTTTGACCTGTTGGTATATAAGTTGCTTCTAAAGGTGATTTGCTGAATTTCCACAAATGAGATACACCCAAATTATTAGAAGCCCATTTAAGTTGCGTATATGTACTATCCTTATGAGTATTAAAAACCCTTCTAACAACTAAAGTGTTAGCTAGAGGGTATTTCATCATATTATAGATAATCCACATAGAAATAGTAGTAGATTTTTTACTACCTCTACTACCTTTTACAACTCTATATCTGCCTTTAAAATTCCAAAATTCTTTATAACCTTTACCAACTTTATTAGCAATATTAATCTTCAAAGTCATTCTCGCCCTCAAATATTACTTGCTGGTTTATATTAGCTTCTACTTTATCAGTAAATAATTTGTATCTTTTGCCCAATAGTTCACTTGCTTTCATTCTGTCTTTTATAGTTGGCTTTCTAGTTGTTCTTAATTCTTCACCTAGTTGGCTAAACTGTACTACTTCTTCTTCAGTCACACCTCTAGCAATATCAGTAAGTATTTGTAGTATTTCATCTTGTGAAGCTATTCTGCTTTCATCTTTTGAGGACATAACTTCATCTATATATTTTTTAATGTTAGCTTTTGCAAGTAGTCTACTCCCGTTTGTTCTCGCAGTATCATAACTACATTCATAAGCCTTTATATAACTCTCTGTCGCATTAAGGCTTTCAATATAATAATCTGAAAAAGCCTTTTGTTTTTCTGTTAACTTACTCACCTCAATACCTCCTTTATAAAATAAAAAAAAAGAAGTAACTTTATAATTAAAATCACTTCTTTCTTCTTCTTTTGGTTCTCTTGCACTTCTTTTTCCTTTTATCAAAGTTAGGAATACTTGACATAATTTTTAAATATTCCTCGTCTTTGTTGTTAAGGTCATAAGAAGTAAATTCCCCCAAACTGACCCATTTTTTAACCACTTCAAATTCCCCCTTTGAGTGATTAAATATAAAATCTCATGGTATAATAGTAGCACTCCTTAAATGCCATTAAAATACCATAAGATAGGTATTTTTAAGGAATTTTAAAGCATTAAAAAAGACTAACTTAGTTAGCCTGCAAACTTCTTCTTTTAGCCATATAATTTTTATAATAAGCCCTGCATTTTTTACATTTCACTTTATTTTCACCGTCTAGTATTAGACTTAATTTTTTGCCACATTTAGTACATTCTCCATTTTCTTTTCTTCTATCTCTTAATTTTTGCATTCTTTCTTTGTTCAATTTTCTTAAACGTTCTAAATTTTTTTCTCTATATTTTGCATTTTTTATTACATCTTTTTCTAAACAGTATTCACAATATGTTACATTATTTACTGCTTTTCTTTTAGCACATTTAGTGCATATACCTCTTGATTTAAGAAATTCATAATTACTTTTACTATACCCCATTCCTATTATTCCCCTTTTATGTTAATATAAGAATATAACTAGTTATAGACTCGCAAGTGGATTAGTGCATCTTTTTCTTTTATAGTAATAAATCTGTCATAAAAATATTATGAAAGGAAATCTTCGACCACTTGCGTTAATGGAGTATTTTTTAAGTACTCCATTTTTTTATTAAAATTTTTCTATACCTTCAAATTCTATATTAAATTCTTTACGTTTTCTGTAATATCCTATAGTTTTCCAACAACCTTTAATCTCTTGTGTTAATGTATCCATCTCAAATATAACTGAAGGTATATCAAGTAATGTAAATTGTATATAAGACATATAAATAGCCTTTTTATCTAAATCATTACATACTACAAGTAAATTTTCTTTTGGATTATATCCCCATTCACTTAATAACTTAGCAACTGCTATTACTATAGCTCCCCCACCTACAGACATTTCATGTAAAGTTATATAACCTTTTTCTTTTATTTTTATATCTACTTCATTTTTAGAAATTCCTAACATAGAAGAAATTAAACTTATATCAAATGGAGAAAAGAATTGCCCATTTAACTTATTAGCCATTTCAAGTTCCATTAATAAATCTCCTAAGTGGTCCTTTTTATCATTTTGTAGTAGTTCATCTAATACAATTAACATTTTATTAAATGAATTTATTTCAACATTACTATATTTATCATATATATTATGATGGATATTAAAATCTTTATCTAATAACCTTCTAAAGTTTTCAGCACTTATCATTAAAAAATCATTATAAATTTCCCAAATATCATTACTTTCAAAGTTATTAATTTCTTTTATAATTCTTTTCATTATGCCCCCATTTTTATAAAAAATAGTAATATTATTTAAATATCACTATGTAATAATTCAGTTAATTCATTTAATATTCTTTCTTTGTTTCTCCAAACCGTCTTTGTATCATCTCTATTTAGTAATTGTGCTATTCTTACAAGCGTCTTTCTTTCTATATAAAAGCTGTTAATAATTATATAATCTCTTTCTGTTAAGCTATCTAAAAGTATTTCAGTAAGAGTAATATCTTTTATTAGCTGATCTTTTTCTTTTTCTCTTTTTTCTATAATATTATCTAAGTTTGATAAATTACTTGTTTGTATTTTTTCTTTTGAGTAATCTATAGCCCCAAGTAAAAAATCATCATCAGATATTAAATTTTTATCTAATATTTGTAGCCTAGATTTATTCCTTTTATAATTTCTAAGTAAATTTTCAATATAAAATTTATCTCTATTCACTTTATCCCCTACTTTAAGCGATATTTTTCTTGATTATCTCTATTGCAAAATTAAACTTATTATTAACATAGGTTCTTGATTTTCCAATAAGCTGGCCTATCTTTTCATTTGTTAGATTCTGCATTTTATACTTAGTTATAATATATATATCTTTATATTTTATTTTTACTATCTT